TTTAACTAGCACCACGCGTATTACAGTATATCTGGTGTGCAGTGGTATACACGTGAGTTCAAATCTCACACTGATCATTAGGAGGAAAAATTAATGAAAGCTTTATCCGTACGTGGTGACTATATTATGCAGATGATAGAAGGTACCAAGAAGATTGAATACAGGACATGGCAGACAAAATATCGTGGACCATTGCTAATGTGTTCAACCGCTAAAAAAGTGGCTGGCGCAGTACCTGGATATGCAATTTGCATAGTCAATCTAAAAGACATTGAATGGAGTGATTTCGATGAATGTTTTCATTGGAGCATTGAATTACAAGATTTAATTGAGCCTGTGCCCGTTAAAGGACAGCTCAAGCTATTTAATGTTGATGATAGTATGATTACACCTGTTAAAGACAAAAAGGCTTGGAAAGCAAAAATAGAGCCTTTAATTTACAAGCCACGAAAACGAAAAAATAAGCGCTAAAAGGCGCTTTTTTATTTTGGTGAAAATTATGTATAAAACAAAAAGATTCGGATTGGTTAGCTCTAAGACAGAAAATCAAATTTTAGCAGAGCTGGAGCGAGATCTAAAAAGAGAAAGGAACAACAAACATGAGTCTACTAGACGTAATCAAGACACAAAGCCTGATCACAGATAGTGTGCTTGTTTCCTTTTCTATGGGTAAAGATTCGATTGTTACGTTAGATCTATGTATGAAGTACTTTAAGCACGTTCAACCGTTCTTTATGTACTTAGTACCTGGATTGCAGTTTCAAGATGAAGCACTAGAAAAGTATGAAAAGCGCTACGGTGTTGAAATTATTGAAGTACCTCACTTTGAAAATGCTGACTTTTATAGATACGGCTCTTTTAGAGATGCTGACTATAGTGTCCCAAGAGTGAAAATTAGAGCAATCTATGAAGCTTTGAGGCAGGACACGGGCATTTACTGGATTGCCGGCGGCGAAAAGATTAATGATTCAATTGTGCGGCGCGCAATGCTAAAGAGCACAGGTTCAATTGATGAAAAGCGTGGTCGTTTCTACCCTGTCATGTACTGGACTGATAAAGAGATTAAGCAGTATATGAGGATGAACCACCTGTTCTATCCAAAATTCAACCAGGAACTAGGATTCAGCTTTCATAGTTTAGCTGGTAAAGAGCTATCAGCAATTAAAAAGATTTATCCGGACGACTATCAGAGAATATTGAAATTTTTCCCTGAAGCTGAAGCCGGTGTTTTACAGTATGAGACTTATAAGAGAGGTGAAAAGTGATGGTTAAGAAATTGTTCCCAGATTTACATTCTTGGGCGGCTGATGGTGCTGCTAGCTTGCATCGTTATCCTGAAGGTACAAAAGCTCCGAGATCTTTAGCTGGAGACAGAGCCGAGCGCAGATGGTCAAGACAAGTTGAACAACAGATGAAATACTTGGATGATCCAAAATATATCAAAGCGCAAGAGCGCTACCAAAAGCAAAATAAAGCGGATGACAATGCGATGGCTAAGATGCGGACAGCAGTAGCAAAGGAATATCACAAAAAGCATCCTGAATTGTCCAGGATTAGAGCTAGATTGCGGTCGATTCAAACAGGTACAGGGGCTAAAATTATGAGTCTATACAATCAGGGATGGAGCGGCACTGAAATTGCTAAAAAGCTTCGATTTAATGCAAAAAAAGGCACTTTTGGACGTTCGGGGGGGTAGAAATCTCTTGTGACAAAAGGCAATTTCAAAAGATGATCAACAGGAAGCAGAGGAGGTTAATGATGGTTCGCAAAAGAGTAATGTCTGAACAAGAATACCTTAATCGCAAAGGCGTTGGAAGTTAATTAAGTGGAGTTATGGATGACCGCTTGCGTTCTGTCAGACAACTTAGATCCACACGAGGAGAAGAAAAATTCAATCGTGACAACAAAAGTGCTATAGATAGTTACCATGCCAAACGAAACCAAGCTAGACGCGAATATCAAAGACTAGTATCTAGCGGGAAAGTTCGACCACCTAGTAATGCTGAAAAAGCATGGAAGACTGCACATGGATTATCTGAAAACAGAGCTGTACAAGCAGCAAGACGTGTACTGGCTAAACATGGCGTAGATTGGAAAACTGGCAAAAGAATAGGGACAGTTTCTGGTAGAGGACTATGGCCTACTTTTCGTAAAGGTTCAACAGGCAGCAGAGGGGGCTAGTTATGTCTAAACCATTACAACATTTTAAATTTGGAACAGTAAAAAGATCACAAATCAAGTTCGCTGACTATAATCCTCGTATCATTGATGAAAGCAACCAGAAGAAGCTCATTAAAGCAATCAGAGAGAATGGATTAATCGAGCCGCTAGTATGGAATAAGCGTACAGGTGTGTTAGTGGGCGGACATCAACGTTTAACCGCAGCTGATAAGATTTACCGTAAAAAAGATTATGAAGTACCTGTAGCAATTATTGACGTTGATGAGAAGACTGAAAAGAAGCTAAATGTACAACTCAATAACCCATCGATACAAGGCGATTGGGACTTAGATGAGTTAGCTGATCTATCTAAGGATGTTTCGTTTGATGATATGGGCTTTGACAAATCTGATATTGATTTCATGTTTGATGGTGAGGTTGATTTTGATGGAAAAATTAAAGATGAACCACCAGAGAGCAAGAAAGAAACGCCTTATGATGATGAAGTCGAAGACGAAAAAGACAAATTAGCTAGTCTTGCTGAATTCAATAAGAAGAAAGCCGACTTTAGACATAAAGACAAGGACACAACCATTATCAATTTTTATACCAAGGTTGTTTTCCCATCTAATGAAGCTAAAGAAGAGTTCTATAAAAAGGCTAATATTCCAGCCAACGAAGAATTTATCACGTTCGATCAGTTAAAACGGTATTTTGAAAAGAAATAGGTGAGTTAAATGGCTAAAGCAAAATGGGAACAGTGGCTAAAGCCTGAAAATCTCACTTTACTTCAAGGCTGGGCTAGAGACGGGCTTACAAACGATCAAATAGCCAAGAAAATGGGCATAGTGCGTTCTACGCTTCAATCATGGATAAAGACACATGAGGACATTTCAAACGCCCTAAAAAAGGGTAAAGAGGTCGTTGATGCTGAAATTGAAAACAGTTTGATTTCAACGATGAAGAAACACACTGTTACCACGACAACTTATAAGATGGTCAAAAAGGATGAATTTAATCTAAAAGCAGAGCGGATTAAATTTAGTAATGTGTACAAACTGGACCACCCTGAAGCTTCAAAACAAGAAATCTTGATTGCTACAGCTGCGAACGTAGATGTCTATGAAAAGATACCGATTAGCAAAACGGTGACTGAAGTAGACCCGAATGTATCAGCTGCTATTTTTTGGCTTAAAAACCGTAGACCCGACAAATTTAGAGACCAAACGTTCCAGAAGCTTAATGAAGCCAACGCACGCAAGGCTATTGCTGATGCTGGTATTAGTGAAGCGCAACTTAAGTCACTTAAGGAAGAAGACAATCCAAGCAATCGCACGGTTATTGTTGATGATGTAGCAAAGATGAAGGAGTTGAGAGATCACGAAGGCAGTACAGATAAGCAAGGAGATTAATCCACACTTTTATGATATGTGGACTACTGATAAACCTTATGTTGTTTGCAAAGGCGGACGTGGCTCTTTTAAGTCCAGCGTTATCAGCCTGAAGCTTGTAACGATGATGATGTTTTACATCGCAATGGGCAAAACCGTCAATGTTATTTGCATTCGTGAAAATCAGCAGTACTTACGTGACTCTGTATATAATCAAATCCTTTGGGCTATGAGCATTTTAGGCGTTGAATCTGAATTCAGAACGCGTGTTAGCCCTATGGTGATTCAACATATACGCACAGGATCAACGTTTTACTTCTACGGTGCCAATGACCCTATGAAATTGAAATCCAATATCGTAGGCAATGTGGTGGCTGTATGGTTTGAAGAATTTAGCAATTTAAAGAATGTGAATGTTTTTGATCAGTCTGTGCCCACCTTTATTCGACAAAAGCCTGATTTCGTTAAAGATGTAAAAATATTCATTAGTTACAATCCGCCAAGAAACCCATATGCATGGGTGAATGAGTGGGTAACACAGCGAGAGACTGATCCAGATTACTTTGTTGACAGTTCCACGTATTTAGATGATGAACTTGGCTTTACTACTAAGCAGCAGTTAGATCTAATTGAAAAATACAAGCAAAATGACCCCGATTACTACCGCTGGCTCTACCTTGGTGAGGCTGTCGGATTAGGTACACAAGTCTATAACATGAAGCTATTCAAGGTTGTGGACCGTATTCCAGATGATGAATACATTACTGACATCTTTTACGGAATGGATACCGGTTTTATGGTGTCTGCTACAGCTTGTGTAGCGTGTGCTTTCACGAATAAGTACAACGTCTATGTTTTAGACACGTTTTACTACGATCCAACAAAGTACGAGCGTAAATTATCAGCATCCGAGCAAGCGGAACGAGTACACGACTTTATCAATCAGATTACTGATAAATATGGCGTTTTGCCTTGTAATCAGACAATAGATAGTGCTGATGGCGGTATTTATACGCAATACTGGCAGATGTACAACGTCCAATGGTCTAAGGTGCGTAAACTTGGTGAAGCCGAGATGATTGACCGTGTTCAAGATTTAGCCGCACAAGGGCGCTTGCATGTTTTGAAAACACCAAGCAATGACATCTTTTTAGATGAACACAAGAAATACCAGTGGGATCCAGCAACCGTTAATAGCGATCATCCGCGTGTTATCAAAGAGTTTGACCACAGTTGCGATGCACTTAAATATGGCGTGCTAGATAATGAGCAGCTACTTGGCTTGTCTGCATAGGTGGTGAGTACATGAACATATGGGCAAGGATTAAGAGATTTTTTCGTAAAGGAGGTGCAAAGCTAGGCATGGTAGAGTATAAATCGCTGAGAGCTATCACAGATGATCCACGAATTAAGGCTCCAGCCGAAGAGTATGAGCGCATTCGCAAGGCAAAGAACTATTATCAAGATAACTTGTCGCAAGTTAAGTACTATGCAATGGGTAACGAACATAAACGCAAACTTAACTCAATCAATGTCACAAAAATGGCATCAAGGCGGCTTGCATCTCTCATATTTAACGAGCAATGTTCTATCAAAGTTGATGATAGTCAATTGCAAGACATATTAGACACCATTCTCAAGCGTGAAAATTTCTATACCACGTTTGAAACTGAGCTAGAAAAGTGGATTGCATTAGGCTCTGGCGGTATCCGTCCTTATGTTGAAGATGACAAAGTAAAACTTAGTTATGCTGACGCTGACGATGTTTACCCGCTTAATTCAAACACAACCAAGGTGGATGAAATTGCATTGTCCAGGCGTATTCGCAAGATTGAAAACAACGAAGCTGTTTACTATACCTTGTTAGAGTTCCATCAGTGGGGCAGTAGCAAAGAAGTAGACGATCAAGGAAATGTTTACCGACCTTACACGATTACTAATGAGTTGTATAGATCAGGTGACTCAAACAGCATCGGTGAGCTTGTACCACTTAATTCAATTGATGAATATGCTGACTTGCAACCACAGTCAACATTTCAGCATTTAGAAAAGCCGCTTTTTGCCTTTTACCGTAATGCAGGAGCAAACAACAAGAGCCTAGCTAGTCCATTAGGTTTAGGCTTGTGTGATAACTATTGGCACACGGTAGACGACATTAACGCTACACACGATGGCTTTGCATGGGACGTGAAGACTGGGTACAGGCGGATCACCATTCCGAAAACGTGGGTAAGACGTCAAACACAGATCAACGGCAAATCGATTCCTGAAGGCTCACAGATGTATTGGGATCCTAAAGATGCGGTATTCGTACCAATTAACGCCTGTAATGATGACTCTAGTTCATTCAAGGATTTAGCAATTCAAATTAGAACGGAACAATACACGGCTTCAATGGACTTCTTTTTACATGAATTTGAAAATGAAGTTGGATTAAGTCAAGGCACGTTTACCACCTCACCAACTGGCGTTCAAACCGCTACAGAAGTAGTAACCAATAACTCAATGACTTACCAAACGCGGTCATCTTATTTAACGCAAGTTGAAAAGATGATTGACCAGCTGGTATATGCGATTGCTGAACTACTTCAAACGCCTGATGTATGGAGTGATAGACAAGCTCGGTGGTCTGGTGACATTGATAAGCTGACAATTACGCCTGATTTTAACGATGGTGTATTTGTTGACCAAGAAGCCCAGCGCCAAAGTGATTTACAGGCTGTTCAGGCTGGTATTTTGCCTAAAAAGCAATTCTTAATGAGAAACTACAATCTTGATGAGAATACGGCTGACCAGTGGTTAAGTGAAATTCAAGATGAGCAATCACCAGAGCCGCCAGAGCAAGAAATGTCAATGTTTCCTAGTGAGGGTGGTGTAGCAAGTGACAGATCAAGAGATAACGCAAGCCCAGATGATGGAGAAAGCAAGTAATATTGCTGATTATTATGCTTACACAGAACAACAGATGTTCTATATCTTGATTGACTCATTTAAAAAGACACGTCCAGAGTTGATGAATGCTGAAAAAGACCCACAAAAAATAATGGAATGGCGATTAAAGGCCCTATCTGAATTGGGCGGATTAACTGATAAGGTGATTAATTTAATCAGTCGTTCTAGCGGCTATTCTAAGCGTGCTATTTATGACTTGATTGAAAAAGATGGGCTAAAGGTTACTAAGCAGTTCAATCGTAAACTTGCTAAAACGCTAAAAAAGCCCGTACACGATGTTTCTTTACAGTCTAGGGCAATTATCAATAGTTACGTCAATCAAACGATGAGAGGCGTTGACAATTACGTCAATCAAACCTTATTAACTCGTAACTATAGCAAGAATGCGGCTGCTAAGACATACCAAGAAATAGTAAATAAGACTGTTAACGATGTGATTGTAGGCAAAAAGACCCCACAAAGGGCACTAATGGACAATATTTACCAGTGGCGCGATAAAGGTATGAGTTCAGCGTTAATTGACAAAGCAGGTCATGAATGGAGCCTTGAGGGCTACACACGTACAGTGATTCAGTCAACCACTTCACGTGTTTACAATGATTTGCGTGTTAATTCAATGCAAGAGTTCGATTCCGTGCTTTGTGTTATGAGTTCACACCCCGCAGCTCGTCCAGCATGCGCACCAATTCAAGGTAAAGTGGTGTGCATTGTACCGACTAGTGACCCTAGATATAAAAAAGGCTATCCGAGCATTTATGACTATGGGTATGGTACACCAGCAGGAACGCAGGGCGTTAATTGTGGTCATGCTCTTTGGGCTTATGTTGAAGGCGTATCGCACAATTATCAAAAACAATATGATCCTAAAGAAGCTGTAGCAAAGATGAAAGTACAGCAGAAACAACGCTATTACGAGCGTGGAGTACGTAAAAATAAGCGCAAATTAGAACTAGCCAAGCGTGCTGGGGATGCTGACGGAATAAGTAAGTATTCGGCTGGTGTTCGAGGTTATCAGGCTAAATTAAGAAAAATTGTTAAGGATCACGATTTCTTAGCAAGACAATATTCAAGGGAGCAAATAGCAAAGGAGAAATAATATGGATCAGTTAACACGCGAAATCAATGACTTACAGAACGAAAAGGACGGTCTAATAGGTAAAATTGTTAACTTAGACTCTTACTTAATGGAACACACGCTATTTATTGGTCATGAAAAAGAGTATTTAAGAACACAAAGATCAATCATGATGAGTTATGTTCAAATGCTTGATTTACGAATTAATGAACTAAAGCAATATCAAAAGAAGCACAATTAATTTAAATAATCGACCCGAGTAAGTCTTAAAACTGCTTATTTTTTATGCTCTTATCGTGGTCGTACCACGTATAAATTAAACGTTAGGAGAAAAATATGGAACGTGAATTTTTAGAAAAACAAGGCTTGAATGCTGATCAAGTAAAGGCTGTCATGGCTCAATATGGTAAAGACGTTAGTGAATTAAAAAGTAAGGCTTCTAAAGCTGATAACTTTGAAACTCAAATTGGCGATCTTAAAGACCAACTGAAAGACCGTGACAAGCAATTGACTGACCTGGGCAAGCAAGCCGGCGACAATGACGCTTTAAAAGCCCAAATTGCTGAATTGAAGGACGCTAACAAGCAAACTCAGAAGGATTATGAAGCTAAATTAGCAAAACAGAACCGTGATTTTGCTGTTTCTACTGCACTCGGTAAAGCTGGTGCAATTGAAAATAAGGCGGTCTTACCATTTATTGACATGGACAAGGTCTCTGTTGACAACAACGGCAACCTGCTAGGCTTTGAAGACCAATTGGAAGCCGCTAAAAAGGATCATTCATTCCTGTTCAAGCAGGAAGAAAAGAAAACAGAATCAAAGCCCACGCCGCATATTGTGTCTAGTGGCAACAATGATTCAGATGTTGAAAAGAAGCCATCTGAAATGAGTCTTGACGAACAAACCGCGTTGTATCGTAAAGACCCTGACAGATGGGCACAATTATTTAATAGATAGGAGTTTTAAATGGCTGAAACACATTTAAAAGATATGATTATTCCCACTGTCTTTGGCAACTGGGTGCAAAATCTTTCAGAAAAGACCAATAATTTTATCAAGTCGGGTATTATGACCGCCGATTCAGATTTAGGTGGACGTTTAAATCAACCTGGTACCAAGATCACTATTCCATATATCAACGACTTAGACGGTACGCCAAACAATTGGACCGACGATACTGACATTCCTGTAGACAACCTTACTTCAGGCTCACAAGTTGGTATGAAATTCTACCAAAACAAGGCTTTCGGTGAAACTGATCTTTCACGGCTTATGACCGGTGCGCCAATTCAACAACAAATCGCTTCAAGATTTGCTAATTTCTGGAATACTAGTGATCAAGTTATGCTGTTTGCAGTCCTTAAAGGCATGTTCCAAGTCGATGACATTGCTAATTCAAAGGTGCTCGACTTAACAGTGCAATCACCAACTGACGCTAATTTCAGTGCTAAGGGATTTATTGCAGCACTTTCACTCATAGGCGATCAACCAGAAAATATTTTGAGTGCTATTGCAGTTAACTCAACTACCTATGCGATGATGAAGTCACAAAATTTGATTGATCCTATTCAGCCTTCAAACGGTGCTACTCCAATCAACGTCTATAATGGCAAGCAAGTAGTTATTGATGACGATATTCCTGTAAACGATGATGGCACTTCTGTAGCATATCTGTTCGGTAACGGTGCCATTAGATACTCAACTTCAATGTATGGCACTCAAGTAGTAGATGAGCCACTTAAGCAAGGTGGACGTGAATCCGTTGTACAAAAGCGCGTCGGCTGTATTCACCCTGCTGGTATGTCAATTGAACCATCATTTGTACCAACAAAGGCAAACTTTCCAACACCTGAAGACTTTGCTAAGAAAGAAGCTTGGACAATGCCTAAGGATGTTGACGTTAAGAAGGTCCATTTGGTTGAGTACAAGTTCAAGCTTGACCCATTCTTTGTCTTAAAGCAAAAGTCTCAAAAGGCTGTTGACAAGGCAAAGCAAAATGCTGAACAAGATACTGACAAGGATCAAGGCAAGTAATTAGGAGGCTAGATTATGACGCCACTGTTAGATTATGAGACATATGAAAAGCTAGGCGGCACGGCACCAGAGGACAAATTTGCTAAGTTGGAGCTAGATGCGGAAGACCTGATTAATCCAAGAACGAATTTTTATTACTTGTCTCATTCAATTGACACTGACGCAGACAAGGAAAGGGTTTACCTATTTAGAAAGGCCTTGACCCTGCAAATTAATTACTCAAATGATGTTGGTGCGTCTACGCCTTATGAAATGTCTGATAAGGATATTAAAAGCGTATCTGTGGACGGTACAACCGTCACGAAAGGAACCACTCCAATTAATTTCGTAACTGATGGTGTCTATAATCTGGCTACTGATTATTTATTTAGAGCTGGCTTGCTCTATCGAGGTGTGCCTTATGATTAGACCACCTAAAGCGATGTTCCAAGATACTATCACCCTGAAGCATTTAGAAGCCGATAAGAGCGACCCCTACGGTGAAAGTGAAACAGTTACTCAAACTGAGATTAAAAACGTGAGATTCAGCCTTAGAACAGTGTATTCGGGTACTAACAATGATAGGCAAGTTGTAGCAAACGCCACAATTGTGGTCATGTCTACGTACTCGGAGCCGTTCTATGAATTCACGGAGCAAAATCAGGGCGACAAAATTGTTTTTAATGGTCATGAATACACGATTAAGACAATTAACCGTGACATCGAGCCTTTTACTAATCAGGTCTATCAATATAGATTGTGGGTGATCTGATGGGTGTTAAAGTTCATGTAAACCTATCAGGCTTAAACCGTAAATTAAGCGCTGAGAGCCTAAAAAGAGCACGTAAGTTAATGGCTAATGATGCACTTCAAGCAATGAATAAATATGTGCCTAGTTCATCACAGGGCAACGATGAAAGCGGCTCAACTCTTAGAGGAATGTCAAGCGTTGCTGAAGATGGCTCAAGTGTTATGTACCGCGCAATTTATGCAAGGGCGCAATTTTACGGTTTTATTACCAATAAGTACGGTGGTCCCTTTAGAATTCACAATTACACTACGCCTGGCACGTCTAGACGGTGGGATTTACGGCTAAAAGGCCATAAAGAAGACATGAATCATGTCAAAGAAGCTTTTGTGAAAGGATTGGACCTGAAGTAATGCTAGTAAATGATTTACAAGAAGCGTTGGTTAATAACATCAATCGCCGAATTGACTCGGGCTTTTTTACCTACAATAAGGATCATGTGCTGATCAAGTATCTTGATAAAGATGATGTAGTTGGTCTAGTGCCTAATCCAGGTAGCCACATGGTCAGTATGGACATGGCTGGTGAAGAGTACTGGCAATACAATTACTCAATTACTATGCGGACTAAATCAAGAGCTGAAGCACATAATCGGTTATTTGAGTTAAGTCAGTATCTGCAATTGCTGAATCAAACAAAAGATTTAATTAGTAAAAATGGCTCGTGGGTATTTGATCAGATTGAGGTACCTAACGAACCAGCAGAAATTCAAGAAGATTTACAAGGAACAGTTACATATTCGATGGACGTGGCTGTTTTTATTTACAAACAAAGAGGAGTTTTTTAAATGGCAGAAGCACAAACTAAATTCATGCCTGGTACTAAGGCAGACAATACAGGTTTTCCAGAAAACTTTGTCAATCGTATTTTTATCGATACTAAGCCAAACGTAGATAATGCAGGCGATGTTGACTTAGACGATGTAACTAATGGCTCATGGGCTTGGGTAGCCTCAGGTATCACTAGTCAAACACCAAGTGCCAACGAAACAACCACTAATGACGCATATTACGATGGTGGCGGCTTTACTGATACCGACGTTACCGGTAAACAAATTCAAATTGCTATTTCAGGTAATCGCAAAGTTGGTGATCCAGCACAAGACTTTGTAGAAAAGTTGTTCTTTAAGTTTGGCACATCTGTTAAGACCCGTGTTATTTGGATTAAGAACAATTTACCAATTATTGCGCGTTGTACTATTTCAAACATTGTTCCTACTGGTGGTAACGCCAATGCAAAACAAACTTTCAGTTTCAACATTGCCTTTAACGGTCGGCCAAAGATCTTTAATGGTCAATTAACCATGACTGCAACCAGTGTAGCAAAGATCTATAGCGCTTCTGTTGATTCTTCAAAGAAGGCGGCTAATGATGATGACCTTGTTCCAGCTGTAATTAAAGAAGAAGCAGACGCAACAGCGTCATCTGGTTCTGACACAGGATCAGCAGGAACTGGTAAGGACAAGTAAACAAAGTTAGGAGAATTAATAGATGAGTGTAATTGAATTAGATGGTTTAAAGAATTTTAACAACGTACGTGAAATTAAGCTCCCAGGTATTGAAAAGACTTGGAAGATCAAGTTCGATGACAATTATCGTGTACAATCCAGTTTAATTGCTAGTCAAGTGGACAAGCTTTATCAAGAACAATCATCTGATGATTATGAGGAAGAATTGCTTGACATGGCACCAGCAGAACGTCGCAAGCGCCTTACCAGTGATTTAGCTAAGTTTAAAAAGGCTTGCGTAGATGGCTTGAGTGCCTTACTTCAAGACGATAATGCAGGTGAAGAAATCTATAAGGCTATGGGCGAATCAACTGAAATTTGTGCCCAAATTATTGGCAAGATCAACGACACTGCTGATAAGGTGCTCAACGTCGCTAAGGACGAAGAGAAGACCGCAAAGTACGACACGGAAAGATAGTGAACTTATGCTAAGTCTTACTCATAGCCCAACAACACAGTTTTCGTGGAATGGGGAAATTTATGATATTGACCTAGCGTTTGACACTGTCTTACTGTATCTGCAATTGCAGGAAGACCAAGAATTAAACCCATTCCAAAAATGGCGGCAATCTTGTAAATTGTTTTTTGGCAAAAATCAAAGATTGCCAAGTGATCCGGATTTTTACGCGAAATCATTTGAGAAAATCTCAAGAATTATCACTGATCAGCCATATGGACTAAAGGAACCAGAAAAAGATGATGGAGGTATAGAAGCAACCAAACAGTTTGACTATGTCAGGGATGCGGGCGCTATCTATGCCTCTTTTTTTGAACAATACGGAATTGACCTCAACAAAGAACGAGGAAAAATGCATTGGACCGTCTTCAAAGCCTTATTTGATGGGCTAGGTCCTAAAACATACTTTCAACGTATTTTGGAGATTAGGCGTGAAGACGCCAGCAAGATTGAGGATCCTACAGATAGGCAAGAACTGCTTGATGCTCAAAACTACTATGCGGTTGATGGCTCTAAGACTGAAAAGGAATTAGAGCAACAAGCTTTGAACAGTAGTAGCTTGTCCAACATGTTCGATTCGTTACTAGATCAAGCAAAGAAAGGAGGTAACTGATGGCTGACGGTACAATTAAGATTGACATTGATATTCCTGTTGAAAAGGTTCGATCTGATACTAAAGAAGTCGACCATATGGTTGAAAATATCGGTAAGAATGCTGGTAAAGACATGGACGGCTCTTTTAAGAAGAATGCCGAAAACGTTAAGCGTGAAGCTAAGTCTGCAGGGGATGCGATAGATAAAGATTTAGGCAAGGAACATAAAGCTAAGATCAAGGTTGACGACTCTGAAGCTAAATCTAAGGTTAGTGAGGCTAAGCATGATTTAGACGAGCTACCTAAAGAACGCAAAACTAAGATTGACGCTGATAATTCTGATGCTGACCGTAAAATAAATGAGACAAAGCGCAAGACTAACGAATTGCCAAAAAAGCATAATACTGACATTGACGCCACCGATCACACAGGTGGCGTTTTTGCTAGGATTAAGTCTCACTTTGACAAGGTCAATGAAGAAGGCAAGAAAACACATAGTCTTTTTGGAACTATCTTTTCAGCGAATATTGTTTCTAATGCGGCTATGGGAGCTTTTGGACGCGTTAAAGACGCATTAGGTGGAATGATAGGCGAAGCTAAGCAATACGCCCTAGAACAGCAAACAATGAATGCCACGTGGCTGACTTTGACTAATAGTGCTTCCAAAGGCAAAGCTATGGTAAATCAAATTAATACTATGGCTGCAGCTGCTCAAAATAGTACCCACATGGTCGACCAGTTATCTCAAAAATTCTATGCAATTAACAATAGTGCAGAGCAAACGGGTAAGTTGACTAAGGCAGTTCTGACATTACAGGATGCTTTTGGCCAAAGTGATGCGGCAGTCGAAAACTTTGGTACTCAGTTTGCTCAAATGATGGCTAACGGTAAAGTATCAGCACAAGACATGATGTCTATCGTTAATACTTTTCCAAAGCTAAAGCCTATGTTGCTGGATTATGAACGGCAAATTCACCACAGCAAAAACATGACGATGTCCGAAATGTCCGACTTGATGTCAAAAGGAAAAATCAAGTCGCAAGATATGATCAATGTTGTGCTAAGAGCTGGCAAGAAATTTCAAGCCGCAACTGGAAACTTTACCAAAACCATTCCTGGTATGAAGCGTACAGTTGAGGCTGAAATGCCTAGACTTTTACAAGCCTTCGAAGGTCCATTAACTAAAATGCAGAGTCCTATCTATGGTGCTGTATCTAAGTGGGTAAGTAGCAAAAAAACAGAGAAAGAATTTGGTGCGCTTGGTAAGACTGTATCTCACGGAATGAATCAAGTGATGAAGGCTTTTTCTGGTGGCAAAGCCGTAAATGCAACTAAGGCCCTGGACAATGCTATTAACGGTATTAATAAGGGACTTAAAGGCGTGTTTGGCTGGATTAGCGGTCATGCTAAAGACCTCAAAACAATTGTTTCAAGTGTTGCAAGTATTGGTGGTCAGCTAGCTAAAGCGGTTTGGAAGGACTTTGCCTCAATTATTACCACTATCGGCAATATGTTTGGCATCACCGCCAAAAATGGAAAAGCCTCTGGTGGTGCTGTTCATGTCCTTGCAGAAGCCTTAAATTGGTTAGCTAAACAAAAATGGGCTATAAAAACCATTGCTGCTTCTCTGGTAACCATAGCAACCATTAAGCAACTGGATCATGTTGCTGGCAGCTTATTTTCAATTGGCAAGAAAGGCTATCATGCTTACAAAGATGTAAAAGCCTTAAGAGCTGGGCTAAAAGGGGTTCAAGATATCAAGAACTTCAGCAAGACCGAACAAGGTTTTGTAAGAATTGGTAGCGCAGCTCGTAGTGCTGCTAAATGGGCTCGTGGCTTATTCAGTGCTTCAAAAGGTGGCGCTGGTCCACTTAACGGCCTTCTGCAGTCCGCTCACTCTGCTGGTGGCTTCAAGAACTTAACTACAGCGGGCAAAATTGGCACTGGCTTAGCTGGTGCTGGTGTTGCTATTGATGCTGGCTCACAGTTCTTAAATGCTTACAAAGATCGCCATAATGCTGACAAGCGTAGTCAAGATATCGGTAAAGGTATTGGTGCTGGTATCGGCGGTGGAATCGGATTGTATTTCGGTGGCCCACTAGGTGCAGCGCTTGGAGCCAAAATTGGTGGCTTTATTGGTAAATGGGGTGGCGAAGGAGTTAACCAATTTACTAAAGGGTGGCAATCTCAAGGTAAAAAAGTAAAACCACAAAATTGGGTCCAGTGGCTAGGACTTCAAGCTCACAACAGTTTTAGTTTCTTTGCTGGATTAGGCAAAAAAGCAATTAATGGTATTGGCAAAGGAATTAATAGCTCTAAGCAATTTATCCAAAAGAACGGTAAAGAACTAGCTTTAACGTTTGCTGATCCGTGGGCTGGAATTCCTGCTTTGATTCTGAAAAATAATCCTAAGGCACGACAAGCCGTAAGTAAATTCGCTAAGGGCATACAAAATGGCTTTAAGGGCTTGGGTAAATGGCTTCATAACCTACCAGCTAACATGCACAAAGGCTGGAAACAGGGTGTTGAAAAGTCACACAAAGTGATGTCTAAGTTCTGGAAAGATACCAGCAAAGGCTGGAGAAATTTCTGGAAAGGCGTTAATAACAATCGTTATGTTAAGGCTTTTAAAAAAGGTGAATTTTTTCAAACTGCTGTAAAGGATATGAAGTCTCGCTGGAAGTCATTCAGCAAAGACTTCAGCAAGAAATGGAACTCAACTTGGAGAAGTGCTCAAAAACAAGGCACTAATTTCAAGAAAAAGTTTGGTAAAACGTGGAATTCTACTTGGAAAAGCGCAAGGTCTAAGTGGAATAGCTTCAAAAAGTTATTTAGCAAAGCTTGGTCAAATAATTGGAAAGCCATAAACTCCAATCGTTATGTTAGAGCTTTTAAGAAAGGTAAATTCTTCAGTACAGCTCTAAAGGACATGCGTTCACGTTGGAACTCATTTAAGGGCTGGCTGGGCAAAAATTGGAACAATTTCTGGAAGTCTACTAACAAATGGGCCAAGTCTTCATGGAATGGGACAGTCAAAAACTGGAACTCCATGTGGAACTCAATTAATAAAGGTTGGAATAGCTTCAAAGGCACCATGAATAGTGCTTGGAAAAACTTCTGGGGTGGCCTTGCTTCAATAGTCAAAGGCTGGGGCAAGACTATCAAGGATGACTTTACTGGGACAATTAACAACGTCATCGGTGGCGTCAACGACGTTATTCATGCCTTAGGCGGCGGTAAAAAGACTATTGATTTCTTGCACTTCGCTTCAGGTACTGACTGGAAACACAAGTATCCTATTCCTGCTATCTTAAATGATGGCACTGACAGCCCGCAAACACACAATCGTGAATCAATCATTCATGCTAATGGTGCGTGGGAGTTATTACCAGACAAGACTAATCTCAAGCGCTTTTTACTACCTGGTGATGAAGTGGTAAATGCTAGAGACACAGCTAAACTGTTTGGCAACGCTGTTCACTTTGCTAGTGGTTCATTACCTTACGGAATCAGCCTACCTAGCGTTAATTACTCTCAAATTGAAGAAAAGGCACTCAAACGGCTTCAACATATCAATGAGGAGCATTTACAGCTAGCTAAGAAAGAAGCTCGCAGAAAGCAAGCTAGAGACCATAAGAAGGACAGTGAGTCCAAAAAGAGTAAGAAAAAGCCATCAAAACATAAAAGTTTTACTGCTGATGTGAAAAAACGCAAAGGCTCTATTTTAGTTGACACAGGCTTACTCTATGATTCTAAAAAAGATACTGGTAAAGGCACCTACATAAACGAAAAGCTGTTCAAGCGTTTCATGTCTTACACTAAGGCTAAACCGATTAAAGTAAGCAAAAACAGCCGTATTCGTTACCATGATTTACCAACTAAACGACAAGGTAAATATTACCTAGTAGATTCAAAATGGCTCACAGGGGCTAAAAACAATACTGGTAAGCTTGAAAAACTGAATCGTGAAAGTTATCTAAAGCTTTTACAATTTACTAAAGCTGAACGTAAGTACAAGCTCCCTAAAAAGAAGCGTAAAGCTTCTTCCAGCCGTCGTAGAACGACAACTAGAAGAAGACAGTCATCAGGTTATTCGAGTAGGTCATACTCTACAAGGAGATACTCAACTAGAAGTTATTCAACGGGTGGTTATTCACGTGTTGGTGCTTCTGTTTCTGCTAGTGTAAGTGGATTGAAGAGTGTCCAGGCTTTGTCTAAGGCATTAAAAGGACTCAAGGGCACTCACAAAGTCAAAGTAAAAGCATCAGCAAGTGGTAGCAAGTCGATTACTAAGCTGACTAAAAGTATTAAAAAGGTAGCTGGCAAGCATAAGGTCAAATTGCAACTCACAGGTACTAAGACAGTATCTAAGCTAAGCAAGAATCTTAAAATACTTACTAGTCGTGTCAAGTCTAGTCGATCAGCTCTATCAAAGATTAGGACTAGCGCTAAACATGCTTCTAGCGGTCTTAAATCATTAGGAAGCCGTTCTAGTTCAACAGCTAAACACATTAAGGCGCTGTACAAAACTACTAAGAAGTCTAAATTTGGTTCTGCAATCGCTAAGCAAGCTGAAAAGGCCGTTAAGTCTCTCGAAGGCAAGGGCAATTTTGCCAAAGCCTTTAAGAAATTGGCTAACGAGACTAAGAAAACTCTTAGCAAGATGAAGTCTGAAACTGAAAAGACCTTCAAAGCTATGTGGAATACTTTGAAGAAGGATTCTTCAAATAGCGAGGGAAAGATTGACAGTGATCTAGGCAAATTCGGCAGTAAGTTCAAGCATCAATGGACCAGCATTCAAAGCGGCGTCAAGTCAGCATTTAGCAGATTCTGGTCTTCGATGAAAAGGACTGCTAGAGACGGGTTAAATGACGTTCTTGGCGTTCTCAATCAGGCTATTGGCAAGATTGATACCGTAGTTAGTCAATTCGGCGGTTCAAAGAACGCTGTTCACAAAGTGGCAAGACTAGCAACGGGTACTGGTGCTTTAGGTGGTGTAAGACGTCCAATTACGGCACCTACACTGGCTATCCTTAATGACGGCAATGACAGCCCTGAAACTGGTAATAAAGAAGCTATTTGGGACAGAAACACAGGTGATGTTGAAGTCGTTCCTGGTAGATTTACTCCTAGAATCCTTAAACCAGGTCAAGAAGTATTCAACGCAACCGAAACAGCTCTATTAGGCTATACACAGCCTCAGCATTTTGCTACAGGTACCGGTGCACTTAAAGAACTGTATCATATCGCTAAAAACAATTGGGAACACCCTCAAAAAACCGGACAAGCTCTATTTAGCTCTATAAATGGTCTTACTGGTGCAATTAATCAGTTAGCCCAAGGAGCTAAAAAAAAGGGCGAAAATCAAGGCGTTAAATGGTGGTCACAACTGTGGAAAATGGTTGATGACAAGGTCAATGATGGCGCTGGAAATGTATCCGGATTGCTTAAAGAAGCTATTAAGGTATCCAAGGGCAAGCCGTATGTTTGGGGTGCTAAAGGACCTGACGCTTTTGACTGTTCAGGCTTGGTTGAATATGCTGCTAGAAAACTTGGCATTAATTTATCCGCTCCTTCTGGCACTGAATATAGTCAAGTTGAACATATTCCTCGTTCAGAAGCGCGCATGAATGACTTGGTTTTCTACGGTGCTGGCGGTGGTGAACACGTAGGTATTGTTAGAGATAAAAATACTTATTGGTCAGCTCACTCACCGACATCACACCCTAATATTGGCTATGACAGCATCGATGCTGCACCTGCACATCCAATTCTTTTCGGCCGTATTCGTGGCTATCATTCTAAGAACGATAAATCTGGTGACGTTAAGGCGAATACTAAGTTGCAAAAGCAGATTAAAGACCAAGTAGGTTCAGGATTCTGGAAAACCATCCAGAAGATTGCTGACAAGTACGGCGATAATGGTATGGCAGCAGCATTTAAATTAGGCGGTTCAGTTGGAGCAAGAGCTAAAGCACTTGCAAAAGCAATTAAACAAGCCGTTCCAGGTGCTACTCGTAATGGACTTGCTGGGATTATCGGCTCATGGGAATTTGAATCTGGCGGTTTAAATCCAGCCGCAGTGAATCCTAATGGTGGAGCTAGTGGGCTAGGGCAGTGGTTAGGCTCACGTTTAACTAATTTAAAGGCTTACGCTAGACGACACCATAAATCATGGACCGATCCAGCTACGCAAATTAATTTTGCAGTTAACGGTGATGGCTCAGACAGTGCAACTTTTAAGAGAATTGCTAGAGGCCATGGTTCACCAGGCGAATTAGCCAACGAATTTTCACAAGAATGGGAACGTGGTGGCTATGATGCGCAACACGTAGCCGCAGCTAAGCAAATCGTCGGCTGGTTAAAAGGCTATGCACGTGGTGGAATTGTATCTAAGCCTGAACTTGCTATGGTAGGTGAAGGCAATGCACCAGAATCAATAATTCCGTGGGATCCTAGTCAGAGATCTAGGGCTTACCAAATTATGCAAACAACGCTTGATAACTTCAAAGCTCAAGATGGCAATGCTCAGAAATACCAAAATCAAGCTCAGCAGGTTGTTGACTTAACTAAGACAAACGCTGAAATTCAAGCCATTAACGACAAATTTGATGAGGCACTAGCGGCTTTAGGTATTCTTACGTCACAAGATGAAGTGATTCAAGTTAACAGCTATCTTGATAAGACTAAGATTACTGAGGCTATTTATCATGTCATGAAGCGGATGAATATTAGATCTAATAGAAATTCGAGGTACAACATAAGTGGGCATTAATGATAATAGTGAGATTATTTTTCACAACCGAAGCTCAACTGACTTCGGTATTAAAGTTTTATTTCCTTTCAATCCATTGGCACCAGCGCCTAAAAAGCAAATGATGTCAATTCCAGGGCGTTCAGGTGACTGGGCTACTAACGACAGTACTTATAATTCGTCAGAAGCGCCTGTAAATGTGGTCATTCATTTACCTAGAAGATATGAGGACTGGGAGCAGCTGAAAAATGACATCGAAAATTGGCTATATGGTGATGAAGACTGGCTGAGATTTAGCAGAAATTCTGATTACTTATATAGAGCTCAGATAGTTACTGCTCCTACATTTACACCCGTTAATTTTGAAAGAACTAACGCGACATTCACATTTCACTTCCAACCATATAAATATGATGTCGATTCCATTCATTGGCAGGATTTTCCCAGAAACGGTACTGTATACAATCGTGAAAATATCGATGTAAAACCTGACTGGCATATTAATGGTAAAGGCAATTTTATGCTCAAGGTTAACGATGTACCGTATGAGTTTAATAACATTGATGGTGACATTTATTTAAAAGGCGACGAGGGAAATGCATATACCAACGATCCTACTGCCGCCTATTTAATTGATGGATTATTAAATGATCACATAAGACTAGCAAATAACACCGCACCTGTTCTGTACGCTGAGGGCAATGGTAGCAATTCAATTTCAATTGAACCTATGGACACTAATTCAACTTTAAATAAGGCTGAGTTTATTCCTAGATGGAGGCGATTAATTTAATGGTTGATACGGCAACAACTGAAGACACTGGTTATGCTATTGGATTAGATGCTGAACAATCGCCTTATCAAGATGTCATGCAATGTCCATTACTACTAGGGAACGCCGTAGATGACGCTAGTACTCAAGGTGAAGCAGCATTGTTTGACTATATCGAATGTAAAGTCACTTGGAACGCCAATCAAATTCCTACATTACAGTTAACGTATCCAGAAGATGGTAAATTCATTAAGTTAATTCAGGTTGAAAAGGTTATAGTTGGTGATATTAACAGAATTTTGACTCACCAAAAATTTAGAATCAATGAAGTGCTTAGAAGTGATCAAAATATTGTAGTGAATGCGACACACATTATCGGTGAGTACTTGGTCAATAATCCTATTAAAGGTTCAGAGCCAATTACAGGGGCTAATGTGACGGCTTCATGGTGCATAGGCGAGATTCTAGGGCACCTAGCTAAGCCAGTCCCAGAGCTTAACTATGATAGCAATGTGACCAAGGTGGCAAATGCTAATATTGATATTTCTAATACAAATGCTTTAAATGCATTGCTTGATGCTGACCAGATGGGTGATAAGCCAGGTAACTCAGTCCTCGCACAATATGGCGGGGACTTTTATTTTGACAACACAACCATTTATCATCGTGAAAATGCGGGCGAAGATAGAAATATTACTGTTAGATACGGTGAGAACATCCAAACATATTCCCAAGAAAAGACCATCAACGATATGTATGTTGGAATCTATGCATTCGCTACATACAATCCAGGTCCTACTCTTGCAACGCTGAACAACGTTGACTGGAATGGTGTAGCCGATCTGACTGACTGGAATAGTGTTGCGACGGTTACTTACAACGCTAGAGGCGCTGTAGATATTTACAATGCACCTGTTAAAGGCGCTCAAGTAATTGGGCAGCTGACAACAGGTACACAGATTCAGCTTGGTAAGCCCATTAGCGATGGCCAAACCGTTTCTAGTTCGGTCAAAGCTGGCGTACAGCTTCAGGTTAATACTATGAACGGTGATCAATGGTATCCATTGGCTTCAGGCGGCTGGATAGATGGTAGTTTTGTCAACTTCGATAAGACTGGCGACTATGTTGTTAATAACGTAGTTGGACATATCCATACTGCAATTGATTCGGCTGGTGCATTGGTTAGATATCCTGTTCACGGTACTGGCACGGTTTCATACACTGAGGGTTATAAAAATATTCATGTTTATTACTCACCTGACCAAGGCTCACAGCACTATAGACGTAATAAGCCAGGTACTAATAAGCCTTGGCTGATTCATAACGGCTCTAAAATTAAGTATGATTATGTGACAACTGATGAAAATGGTAAGACTTGGTATAGAATCGGTAAAAATGCATGGGTGTATGGTGATCACTTATCCACTGATAAAAACGGTGATGTTCAATCCTACTCTTCACGGGGCTATGGCTTGGTTAAGAGCGGCGCAAAGAAATACGCTCTTAAAGAGAAAACAGGCACGATGGAGGTACAATATCATCACTTAAGTCTTACTGCTGCTAGAAAGCAACACAAGAAGAAATATATTTACAAAGGCAAGGGCAAAAAGAAAAAAGCTATCAAGAACCCGAACTATCAACGAGGCAAGGCAATCACCCAAAAGCACAAGTACTACAACCTTAATTATGGTCAGGTACGTGTTGGCGGCGTTCTTTATTACAAATTAAGTAATGGATCTTATGTAAAAGCTTCAGATATTGACAAGAAAGCAAGCAAAACTACTGTTCCTGAATCGCCTAGCAAAATTATCAGCGATATTAGCAAAAACCGCGGAAAGATCGAAATGTATTCCACTCCTTCAAAAGGGAGTGCGGCTAACTGGTCAATTCCTGCTAACGTTGAGTTTGATATTTCTAAGAGTGCTCAAGGTGCAGATGGCAAGACATGGTATCAGGTTACCTATAAAGGCGTTACCGGTTGGATTCCTGCTGAGTATACTAGTTCAAGCGGTAATAATGATTTAGAGCCACAAGCTCCAGATTCGAGTGCTAACTCGTACGATGAAAGCTCTGATGAAACTATAGCATCACCTCAAGATCAAACGGTACGTGTTGAATTAACCGATGATTTAGATAACGTGGTTAATGGTGTAATTTATCCAACAGGATTTAATAATTCACCTGAAAACGCACATATTATGAAGCTTGATCTATCTAACTGTATTAAACATGATGACCAAGACTTATCTGGGTTGCAAGACGATGGCACTTATAAAGCCACTGCTACTGATATTCAGCAATTGTATCAAGCGGCTGTTGGTTCACTAAAGGAATATCAAATTGGAGTTATTCCTATTAGTATGACTGTCAGCTATGCTGATTTAGATGGTAACAAAGCCGACTTACTAGCTCTTAATATGTACGATACGGTAAATGTTGATTTTGCCCGCTTTGACAAGATTGAAAAAGGTAAAGTCAGCGGCACCGTTTGGCAAATGAAAGGGCAGGACTCTTGCTATGAGTCGGTTACAATTGGCGATCCACCTAAGTCTTATGAACACCTATTGCTTGAACAAGCCGATAAAAACGCAGCTAGTCAGGTAGCAAGCGCTGCTGGTCATACACAAGGATTGCTAAGCAGGTATAAGAATATGCTTGCTCAAGAAGGCTCTAATCGTATTGCTGCAGAGCGTAAACTTATGGACGATCTAGGATTAGTACAACACCAAGTTGACCAAAATGGGCGAGATATTAAGACTAATCTGGTAAGTATGAAGACTTTTGAAAATCAGATGAACGAGATTCAAAATTTTGCCAACGATATGACTAATTGGGTCATGGGATCTGGTTCAGGAGTTATTCAAGCCAATCCTAACTGGCAGGAGCCTACGTCGCTGTCAGCTACAACTGCTAATGGGGGACACATGTATTTTAGTGGTAATGGACTGGTATTCACGGACGCTGGTGGTCAAGAAATACCGCGGTCAGGCATTGACTCTGAAGGTCGTATATATGCTGATGCAATTAAAGCCGGAACCATTGAGGCTGTTAACATTAAATCATGCTTGGTTGAAAGTGCTCTAACTATTGGTACTGAGGGAGGATCAATGAACATTTACATTGGGACTGAAAATCCAAGAAGTCAACTAACACCTTACAATGGTGGTAACGTTATTTGGGCAATGTCTGACGGGTATCAATCAATGATGTCATCAGGTCAATTTGCGGTAACAGATGGCGGCAATGAAACTAGAATTCACCCATCTTATATCGAGGTTAATGGTTATCACGTAATAACAGAAGGAAACATCAATTATTACATTAGAAATGCAGTAAGCGAATCA